CACTAGACATCTCAGGCGATATAGACGTAGACGGAACTACTAACCTAGACGTAGTAGATATAGATGGTGCAGCTAATTTTGCAGCAGACGTAACCTTTGCAGATGGTGCAGATATTATTACTGCTTCAGCAGGAACAAGCAACTTTAGAGCAGGTGTCAACGCAGGTAACTCCATTACAAGTGGTGGTAATTATAATACTGTCGTGGGCGATGAAGCAGGTACTGCTTTGACTACTGCGGATAAAAACGTAGCTATAGGATACCAAGCACTTACCACAGAAACAAGCGGCTACTTAAACATAGCAATTGGTGCTGGTGCGTTACAAACTTCAAATGGTGCTTATTACAATGTAGCAGTAGGACATGAAGCAGGTAATGATATAACCACAGGCATTAGAAACACTCTTATCGGTGGTTTGACAGGAGATGCTTTAACGGATGCTGATTACAACGTAGCCGTTGGTTATGGAGCCTTAACAACTGATACTTTAGGCTCTGGTTCAGTTGCTATTGGTACTGATGCGTTAAATGCTCAAAACTTTACTTCAGCTACCACTTCCTACAACACAGCAGTAGGTACTTTTTCAGGTGCCGCAGTAACCACAGGCACACTCAACACCCTCATAGGTGGTCTTGCAGGTGATGCGATTACTACAGGTTCTAATAATGTTGCTCTAGGACATGATTCTTTAGGATTAAATACTACAGGAGATTCTAATACTGCTATTGGAGAAGATGCATTACAAGCAAATACAACTGCAAGTAATAATGTTGCTGTTGGTAGAAGAGCAATGTTTGCTAATACAACGGGTACTGATAATGTTGCTATGGGACATAATGCTCTTGATGCAAATACAACAGCTTCAAATAATACAGCAATAGGACATGATGCTCTTACAGAAAACACTACAGGTGCTGCTAACACAGCAGTTGGCTCACTAGCTGCTGACGCTCTTACTGTAGGACAGTTTAATACAGCAATAGGTCATACTGCTTTAGGTGCAGATACTCAAGGTAGTCATTCGGTAGCAGTAGGTTACGGGGCATTAACCTTACAGAATTTTACATCAGCCACTAATACTTTTAACACCGCAATTGGTAATAATGCTTTATATGCCAACGCCACAGGTGTTAATAATACAGCGTTAGGTTATTCTTCTTTAGTAGCAAACACTACAGGCGACTTAAATGTAGCTATAGGTGCTAGTTCGTTAGATGCTAACACAACAGGGTCGCGAAATGTCGCTCTTGGAGCGTTTGTATTAACAAATAGTACAACTGCAAGTTTCAACACAGGAGTAGGTGATTCATCTTTAGGGGCTAATACTACAGGCGCAAGTAACACAGCAGTCGGTGAAGGCTCTTTAGATGCAAATACAACAGCGAGTAACAACACCGCAGTGGGTAGAGATGCTTTAGGCGCAAACACTACAGGTGATTTAAACGTAGCGATAGGCTCTACAGCTTTAGATGCTAATACAGTAGGAGACAGAAACGTAGCTCTTGGTTATGCAGCTTTAACAACATTTAATCCTTCTAGTAATGCAGACACCTATAATACAGCAGTAGGTACTGTAGCATTAAAAAATCTAACAACAGGTACTCTTAATACTGCTGTCGGTGGACAAGCAATGGAACTTGCTACAACAGGTGGTAGTAATACTGCTATGGGTTATGGTGCTTTAAACGCAAACACCACAGGTGGTGAGAATGTAGCAGTTGGAAAAGGAGCCTTAGATGCTAATACAACTGCAAGTTATAATACTGCAGGTGGACTTAATGCTTTAGGAGCAAACACCACAGGTGCATCAAATACTGCATTTGGTAATCAGGCTTTATTAGCAAACACCACAGCAGCTAACAACACAGCAGTAGGTCAGTCAGCTTTACTTGCAAACACTACAGGTACAAGAAACGTAGCAATGGGAGCTTTAGCCTTAGACGCTAATACTGTCGGTGGTAAAAATGTAGCTTTAGGTATGGATGCTTTAGGAACTAACGTAGATGGTAGCCGAAGTGTTGCTATCGGTGATTCAGCATTAGCAACTCAAGACCCTGCAAGTGCTGTTGACATGTATAATACAGCGGTTGGTCATGGAGCAGGTAGTGCAGTAACCACAGGTGTTCAAAACACCATCATAGGTGGTCTTGCAGGAGATGCAATTACTACAGCAGCTAATAATACAGCAGTTGGTTTTTCTTCTTTATCACAAAACACAACTGGTACAGCTAATGTAGCAATAGGAGCATCTGCTTTAAATGCTAATACAACTGCGAGTAATAATACAGCAGTAGGTCTTAATGCTTTATTAGCAAACACTACAGGTGCTGAGAACGTAGCAGTTGGTAACTTGGCTTTACAATTAAACACAACAGGTACACATAATGTTGCTATTGGTGCTTCTGATGGTACTAGTGGAGCAACATTAGGAACTAATGAAACAGGTTCTCAAAATACTGCTATTGGTATGCAGTCTTTAAAAGCTAACACCTCAGCAGATAATAACACCGCAGTTGGTTATCGTTCTTTATATGCAAACACTACAGGTGCTGGAAACACATGTATTGGTGCACTTGCTGGTGATTCTATTACAGAAGGCTCAAATAACATTATGATTGGTTATCAATCAGAAGTTAATGGTGCTACAGGCTCAAATCAAATATGTATTGGTATTGATATAAATGCTGGTGGAGATAATAATTTTAGTTTTGGTAAAGCTAGTAATGTTGTTACTAACGATTTTGATGCGGATGCAGATTGGTCACGAAGTTCTGATATTAGATTAAAAAGAAATATTGAAGATACAACATTAGGTTTAAGTTTTATTAATGATTTAAGACCTGTAAAATTTCAATGGAAACCATCTAATGAAGTCCCAGAAATAATGACTTCAGAATACAATAAAGAAAATCAAAAGAATTTAGATTATATTAATCATGGTTTTATAGCACAAGAAGTTAAAGAAGCTATAGATAATCATGGAGATACAACTTTTGGTGGTTGGCATGTTGATGAAAACGACAATGAAACTCAAAGAATTAAAAAGAATATGTTTATTATGCCTTTAATTAAGGCAGTACAAGAACTATCTACAACAGTAGATGAATTAAAACAAGAGTTAAAAACTCTAAAAGGAGAATAATATGGCACAAACAGTAACAGAAGTATTATCAGCTGGAGCAGATTCAGTAACACTTATCAACGCTATAAATGGCGGAACACAAGATGTTACAGGTATGACTCAAGCAGAAATCAATGACACGGTACAAAGAAACGTAGACCACTTAGAACTAGTCTTAGCTTATGCACCTGTTGATGAAGATGACGATACTCCAGACGTAGCAGGAGCAGCAAGTAATTTAAAAACTACACACGTTGCAGCTATTAGTACTGGAAAGACTTATATAACTGATAATAGTTAAACACGGTGGAACTAACACCATATCTGTTTTGGAACATATTCATAACTTTGGTGTTAGCACCAGTCTTATTTAGTATTAAACAAAATACACAAGAAGCTAAACGGATTGATATTCTTTTAAATAAAACTCGTGAAGAACTTGCAAAAGAATACGTAACCAAAACAGAACTCAAAGATGACATGGGAATTCTCATGGATAGAATGGATAAAATTGGAGAAAAGCTTGACAAACTCTTCGAAGTTAAGTAAAATATACATATATAGTATTTGTTTATGAATAAAGATAATAATAATAAATTAAAAAAATATAAAGCTACTAGGTTAAAAGCTGCTAGAGGCTTTCCTAGTTTTGCAAGAAGAGGAAGAGAAGACGAAAGAGATAATTATAAATTATCAAGAGTTCAAAAACAACCTAGAAATAAAGAAGAATATGATAAGATGAAAAAGGACGGTACTTTATTTGGAGGTACAAAAAAAGAACCTACACCTAAAGAAAAACCAGTAGTAAAAGCAAAACCTAAACCAACACCTAAGCCAAAGCCTAAACCAATATTACCTCCGAGAAAAGATAACGGAAACGATTTTATATCTATAGGCGGAGTGGGTGGAGGAAAAAGAATTCCTAAAGAAGACAAACCAGCACCAACACCAGCACCAACACCAGCACCAACACCAGCACCAACACCAGCACCAGTCCCTATACAGGCACCTATTATGAAAGTACCACCAAAAAAAAACCCTAATCCTAGATTTTCTATAGAAAGAAAACCTGTTAGTAAGCCTATACCTCAAGCTCCAAAAAAACCTATACAACAGGGAATACCTTCAAAGAATACAAGGAATATAAATGACCCTAAAGGACCTATAGATACTAAGATATCTAAAGCAGTTTTAAAAGCTCCTACTAAACAACCTATAGAAAATATTTCTATTGGTGGTGTTGGTGGGGGTAAACCTATACAACCTATAGAAAAAGTTACTGCACAACCGGGACAACCTACTGGTACACGTAGAGGAGCAGTACCAGATAAATTAGAAGAAAAGTTACAACAAGTTGATTCTAGTGGTAATATACTAAAAGATGCATTAGTGGGAAGACAACAGGGTGAAACTGCAGAACAATATAGAGCAAGAACTGCCGGACAGTTTACTCCTAATCCTAATCAAAAAACTTTTAAAAGTCGTGAAGAAGCAATGGCAGATGCTCAAGGTTTAACTTTACAAGAGTACCTAGCACAAGAAGAAAAAAATGTTAATGTGCAAACTAACGATGTTGCTAGGACTGCACAAACTTCACAAGCTTTTCAAAAAGCACCAGTTCAAGAAGACCCTAGAGATAGCGTAGTCTTTGCACAGGCTGCACAAACTGCACAACAAACAGCAAGTAATGAAGTTATAGAAAACTTACCAAACAAATTAGGTTTTAAGTTTAGTCAAGAAGAATTAGATAAGATAGCTGCAAATGTACAAGCTGCTATTGATGAAGGTGTTTTAAACTTAGGAGAAAGACGAGGCGATGGTTATAACGACACAGGCGGTGGTAACGGTGCTGGAGGAGCTGGTCAAGGCGGTGCTACAGGCTGGTGGTCTGACGCAGGATACAAGACTTTAAGAGAGGCTTTAGACAGCGGTGAATTTACATATAAAGATGGACAGTGGGTTAAGAAAGACGGTACAGAAGATGACAAACAAAAAGCAGTAGATGAAGAGTTAATTACTGCTAGAGGTAGAGCTGAACAAATACTACAAGGTAATATGGAAGGCATACCTCAAGCTGAAGCTCCTAAAGAAGTAGAAGTAGGTGAAGAAGGTGTTGCTAAAACAATGGCAGAAAGAGAAGCTCTTACAGCTGCACAAGCTGAAGTAAGTGCTGCACCAGAAGTTGCAACTATAGAAGATGTAACAACTGCAAAGACTCCAGAACAATTACAAGCTGAAACTTACAAAGCTGAATTAATTACTAATCTTCCTAATATAGAACCTATAATAGGTGAGTTATCTGATGATGCTATTGCTAAGGTTACTGAGATTAATAAATTATCAGGTCCAGTTATTGCTGAACAAGTTACTAAACAAGCTGTTGACGCTGCTAAAGCTACAACAGTTGACGGTATATTATCAGCAGGTGCTTTTGTTCCTGAAGTAGATGATTTAACTCCAGAGAAAGTATCAGACACTCCTGATGCTGAGGCTAAAACTAGAGAAGCCTTAACAGGTGAGCCTTCTACAGGAGCTGCTGCACAGATAATAGACCAAGTAGGTTATACAGCTGCTAAACGTAGACCTGTAAAAGGTACAGCTGCTAAAGGTGCTGCTGCTTCTATGCTCGGAGAAGTTTCAGAGTTACCTACTGAAATTACAGCAGCTATAGTAGAAGACCCTGCAACAGTAGAAGCTCAGTTAGATAGTGGAACAGACCCTGAAGTTATTGCAGCTATTGCTGCTTTACCTGTAGAAGCTTTAGTATCATCACAGATGGAAAGTTTATTAGGTGGTATGGAAGATGGTAACATACCTTTATGGGCTAGACCGGCTGTGGATGTTGTTAATCAAGGAATGGCTGCTAGAGGTTTAAATGTTTCTACTGTCGGTAGAGATGCTTTATTTAATGCTATTATACAAACAGCTATGCCAATGGCTCAGAGTAATGCACAAGCTTTACAAACTAGAGCAGCTCAGAACTTAAATAATCAACAACAAGCAAATCTGCAACAAGCTTCTCAAACTCAACAAATTAGAATGCAGAACTTGGCAAACCGTCAAGATGCTGCAAGTCAGACTGCACAGATGTCTCAACAGATGAAGACATTACAAAGTCAGTTTAATCAAGAAGCTATACTTACTTCAGAACAACAAGAACAACAAATAAGAGTTGAGAATTTAAGAAACAGACAACAGGCTACTGTTCTTAATACTCAGAACGAACAAGCAATGAATGCTCAAAACTTAGGTAATGAGCAACAAACAGAACTTGCAAATCTTGAAATATTAAATCAGACAGAACGTGAAAACATGTCTGCTGAAAATCAAGAAAAATTATCAGAGATGAATATAGCTGCAGAGTTTATAGCCAAGAACGCTGACTTTAAACAACAAATGAATTTAGCTAACTTGTCTAATGACCAGCAAATGAAACTTGCAAACTTGTCATCTTTAAATCAAGCAGGTGCAGATAATCTTAACGCTGCTCAACAAACAGAACTTGCAAATCTTAATAAGACTATGCAAACAAATATTAAGAATGCTGAACTAGCTCAACAAATGGGTATAGCTAATCTTAATGTTGACCAGCAAACAGCTATGGCTAATGCTAATACTGTTGCTAATATGGACATGACTAAGTTTAATAATGAACAACAAGTTGTGTTAGCTAATAGCAAGTTTATGCAAACTGCTACACTTGCTAATCTTAATGCTAAACAACAAGCAGCTATGCAAAATGCTACAGCTATGGCATCTTTAGATTTAGCAACTGTTGACCAAAGAACTAGATTAGCAGTTACTAATGCTCAATCATTTTTATCTATGGATATGGCTAATCTTTCTAATGAGCAACAAGCAAGTATGCTTAAATCTCAGATGGAACAACAACAATTATTATCTAATCAATCTGCTGATAATGCTTCAAAACAATTTAATGCTTCTAGTGAAAATCAAACAAATCAATTCATGGCTAGTCTAGCTAATCAAGTTGAACAGTTTAATGCTAATCAATTAAATACTGCAGAACAGTTTAACGCTTCACAAACAAACGCTAGAGATGCTTTAGAGTTTCAAGTAGAAGCTGATTTGGAAAAAGCTAATGCTTCTATGGTTAATCAAATTAATCAGTTTAATGAAACAACAGCCTTTGAAAGAAATAAATTTAACACAGCTAATGCACAAGCTATTGAGCAATCTAACTTAGCATGGAGAAGACAGTCTAACACTATTAACACTGCAGCAGCTAATCAAGTTTCTATGCAAAACGCACAGAACGCTTTTAACATGACCTCACAAGCTCAATCATTTTTATGGCAAGAGTTACGAGACCAAGCTAACTATACTTTTCAAGCTGGTGAAAATGAAGAAAATAGAAAAGCTCAGTTATATGCACAAGCCTTAGCTAACGAAGGTGGTTCTGCAGAAAATTGGAAGAGTAATGTAGACTCAATAGGAACTTTAATTAACAGTATATTTGGCGGAACATAGGAGAATAATATGGGATTTAACCCCTTTAAGAATTTAAAAAAAATAGTAAAAGGAATTGGTAAAGGTATTAAAAAGATTGGCAAAGGTATCAAAAAAGTAATGGGTAAGATTATGAAACCTTTTGCAAAACTTGGTATCGTTGGACAAATTGCTTTAGGATTTATTATGCCTTGGGCTGCAGGTGCTATATTCTCTGGCTTTGGAACTCTCGCAACAAGTATGGCAGCAAGTAGTAATATGTTTATTAAAGCTGCTGGTACAGTTATGAAGGGTATTCATGCAGGAGCTAGTACGGTTAAAGGAGCTTTTACTAAAGTTACTGATGCCATTAGTGGTGGTTTAGAAACTGTTACTGGTAAAGCTAAAGAAATGTTTGGCATTAAAGCTGACGCTTCAGATTTTATAAAAAATGCTCCTGAAATGAAAGAGTTTGATTTCGGTAGTAATTTATCTGAAAAAGCTATATCAGATGTAGCAGCTACAAAAACTATAGAAGGACAATTAGCTTCTACAATTCCTGATGCAATTGGAAAAGTAACTGACAGTGTCATTGGAGATATTTCAAAAAAAGCAACAGAAGAAACTTTACTAGGCAGTATTAAAAAAGCTGCTTTTGACGCTCCCGGAAAGCTTGTAGAAGGAACTATTGCTAGTACAACTGCAGGAATTAAAGAAGGTATAGCACGTTCTATATCACCAGAAGGAGACATTGTTTACCCTCAAAATATTGTAGATATGATAGGAACTAGTGATAACTTTAGTTCTGTATTTAATGAAACAGACTTAGTGGCTGAAGATGCAAAATTACAAAGTCAAGGAGGAATGTATGGAGGATTAATTCATACAGCTGCTATACAAACAAACTCTTCATTCGGTCTTGATACTGAATGGAGTAATTATATGAAAGGACTAGGAGGAACTAGGTAATGGTAGAAAAACAATTTAAAGATTTTGACCAAGAAGGTTTAGAATTCTTAGCTAATAACGGTAGACCTATTCCCGGCTCATCTTTAACTAATAGTCCTGACACTCCATATGCTTGGGAACAAGCTCCTCAGTTTGTAGAATTACAACCTGCAATGGATGCTTTGTTTCTGGAGCTTACAGAACCTGAAGCGTACCATTCAACTATGGATTTAGTAAGAAATGGAATGCCTATTGGAGACATAGCTCAAATACTTCTTACAGATGGTTTTCAAAAAGGAATGTGGAATCCTGATTTATTAATGTTACTTGTTGAGCCTACTATGTATATGATTATTGCTTTTGCAGAAAAAGCAGACATACAAGATTATATTACTTATGAAGGTGAAGACGAAGAACCAGCTGATGATGATGAGCAACTTGCTGGGATAGAAGAAGCTATTAATATAGCACAAGATAGAATTGTTCCTAAAGCAAAAGCAGGAGTATTTCCAAAAGAAATAGAAGAAAGATTAGAAAAATTTACTGTGCCAGAACAGCCAAGTTTATTAGAAAAACCACAACAATCAGAAAGTTTATTAGGTAGAGAGGATTAATATGGCAATAGAACAATTAGGTGAATCTTTATTATCTCAAGCTAGAGATAGAAAGAAAAAAGAAAAGAAAAAAGCTAAAATCTTTACAGGGCTTATGCTAGGTGTACAACTAGGTAATGTGGCACTAAGAAAAAGAGCAGAAAAAAGAGCTAATGAATTTTGGGCTAGTAATAAAGGAGTTTTAGACCAGAGAGCTACTCAATTTCAACAGGGAGTTAATTTTTGGGATAATCATAATAAATTAATGTCTAGTAAAGGTGTTGTCGGAGGCGGTGATTGGAAAGATGCTTATAAAGAAGAACAATATGCGGTGTATAAAGCTAGAGATTTAGGCGGTAATAAACCTAAAGATTTAATAAAGTTTAAACAGGATGTAGATTTTAAAATTCAAGATGATTTAAAAAGTTATGAACAAAAATTAGAAATTTATAAAAACTTTAAAAACATTCCAACTACCGGAAGAGAACAATCTAAAACTGCGTATGTGAAAACTCTTCGTGATAAGTTAGAAAAAAGTGCTTCTACTATTACTAAAAATGATAACGTAGGTAATTTTTTACTTTCCCAAGTAGGTATTAGAAAAAAACCATCAGTTGAAGCTACTACTATATTAGGTGGAGAAGCTATAATAACCGCAGGTGGTTTATCTAAAGAAGAAAGAAATCAATTACTAGAAGAATTTAAACAAGCTAACTTGTTAGATAAAGACTTAGCTGAAGCAAATGCTCAGTCTCAATATCAACCTATGTCAGAAGAAGAAATTAAAAAATACTTACCTGAAGGCAGTACTTCTGTTAAGCCTATAGGAAGTCATCAAACATCCTTTGGATTAGCATTATCAGAAAATGATGTAAAGAGACAAGAATCTTTATTAAATGAGTATAGGTTTACTTATAATGGAAAAGAAAATCAAACTCCTAGAAATATTTATGAGACAATATTTAAAAATCAAGGTGTAGAGGCTGCAGAAGTTTTTAGAGGAGATGTTTTAACAATATCTAGAAAAACACAACTAGATTATGAAAAAACTAATGTAGGTAAAGAAGTTGTAAATGCTGAAGTATTTTTAAATCAAGCAATTAGAGAAGTAATTGGAGAAACACCTTCAGAAATAAATAATGACTGGCTAACTTCTACAATAAAAATAACTAATAATACAACTAATGATTCTTCAGATGTTAGAGTAGGAACTTTAGTTAATTTGTTTAAAGAAACAGTTGATGAAGATAAAGAAAAAGCTAAAAAACAATTAGAAGTTTATAAAAATAATTATCAGAATTTACATCCTGAATTTATTAAGAACATAGAAGACTATTATAATAATGCATTCCCAGAAAACAAACGTAGTTTTAAACGTAGACCAATTAGGACTTTACCTTATGGAGCAGGTTAAAATATGGATGAAGAACTTTATAACACTATTATAGATTTTAATAGCTCTGTAAACCAAGAAGAAACTGAAGAAGAAAAAAAGAAAAGAGAAGAAGAAGAAAGAAAAAAAGAAGAAGAAAAACTTTTAAAGTCTATTCAAGAATCACAAGATATTGAACCACAAGAAACAGATGTTACTGTGTCCTCAGAAGAAATATTAATGTCTGATGATTTATTTAATTCTGTTATAAATTTAGAAGAAGAAAACAGTGATACAGATTATACTGTATTAAGTCCTGAAGTAAGCACTACTAGAAAAATTCAATACGGTGCTCGTCAAGAGCCTATGATTGCGGGAAGTGTTTTTAGATTATTAAAAGCTGGAGTATCTGCTATTTCTCCTAACGAAACTTTTAATGAAGCTGTTCAAAGAATAGAAACTGAAAGACAAGATGAAATATTAAAAGATTACCCAGAGTTTAGAGGTAAGAAAGAAGACCTTACAGTAATTAGTGGAAGAATGGGTACAGCTATTGCAGACCCTGTAACTTTTTTTATACCTTGGGCAAAAGTTGCTAAAGCTGGTAAATTAGCTAGTGTTGCTACAGGAGCTGCTGTCGCTTCAGCAGATGCAGCCTTAAGAGAAAAAACTTTATACGGAGATGTAAGTTTAGGATACGTAGGAGCAAGTGCTTTAATGGGAGGTGCAAGTTCTGGTATAGGTGATTTAGTTGCAAGAAGATTAAATCTTGATAAAAAAACAGAAAAGATTCTTACTATTGATAACGAAGGTAATAAAGTTTTTAAAGATTTAAATGCTACAGACATGCCTATGGTTGGTCCTCTTACTGAAAAAATGCAAGAAACTTTAAATGAAGTTACTGAAAGTTCTTATACTATCAGTCTTCCTTTTATAAATTCTTTCAGAGATGATATAAGTTTTTTAGGTGCAAAATATACAGAAAGAGATTTAGTTTATAGTGAAATTAGTAAACTAACTAATGAATTAAAAACAAGTGGTAATGTTAAAAAAATAAGAGAAATAGAATTAGCAAATAGTGTTCAATCAAATTTTCCATTTAGTGTAACGGGTAGCGTTGGACAGCCGGGAACACGTACTTTAAAAATGTCTCAATTAGATATTATTAAAAAGAAAAAAGAATTGTTAGACTATCAAAAACAACTACCTGTTTTACAAAAAGAAATAGATGATGTCTTATATGTAAAAGCACCTGAAAACATAGCAGTTGTAGGATTCAATTCTTTAATAGAAGCAAGTAAAGCTGGTATGTTAAAAGGTTCTGTAGGAAGTAATCTAACTAGAGCTATGGTGCATGAAATGACAAGACCTCTTGTTGGAGCTGGTATGGGAGGAAGTGTTGCTTTAGTTCTTTCAGAAGGAGAAAGTGACGATGTTTTGGTAAACAGTCTTATGGTAGGTGCAGCCTTTGGATTTTTAAATAAGAGAATAGAAAACAGTTCTTATAAATTAAATGCAAAAGTTGTTTCAGATATACAAGAAGAAACAAGTAAAGTAATAAGAAGAAACTGGAGAACTTACTTTAAACAGTTGCTATCGGGTTCTAATGCGTCAAAAGGGATGGCTATGAGTCCTCCTGTTCAACAGTTTACAAGAGATAGTTTAAAAATACACGGCACTAGACTTGAAGCAGGAGATGTTATTGGAGATTCTGTTGAATATTTAACTCAATCTAGTCAAGATTATTATAGAAGAGCTTTATATAACATCACTGGGATGGAAGAAGATGCCACAGTAATGACAGCAGGACGTTTAGTTCAACAACATAACATGCCTAGTAAATCTAAACATAGTTTTCTTGAGCCGGGAGATTTACAAAATATAAAAGCTATAGAAATGTCTAAAAAAATAATAGCTTTAAATGATTCTTTTAAAGATTATGTAGGAAAAACAGGCGTTATTTTTAGAGAACAAGAAGCTTATGGTCTAACTCAAATTATTGACCAAGAGGTAGTAGATAGGTTAGGAATAAAAAAAGCTATAAATATTCTTGCTCCTTCTTTTCAGACACAGTCTATTAATCAAACCGGTAAAGAAATAAGTTTAGAGGTTGCTAAAACTAGAGCTAAAAAATATTTAACTAATTCTGATAATATAAGAAGACAAGCTATAGTTAGTACAGATGAGTTAGAAAAAAGCACAGTAAGTTTAATTAAAAAAGCAGGAGCTACTGATGCTCAGAATAATACTGTCATAGGTTCAGCTAGATTCTTTGATAATAAAAGAACTTTATATGACCAAGAAGCTAGAGCACAAGCTAAACAATTATTTATACAAGACCCTGAATTTACAAACATACAACTGTTTGAAAACACTATACCTGTAGCAGAGTTTTCAAGAAGATATGGTTCTTCTGGACAAGGCTTAACAAAAGTAATTCAAGATATTAAAAAATATTACAGTAAGTTTGGAGATATTGAAACTAATAAAGGTTTACAAAAATTAATTAGAGAAGATGTTACACAAGTTTCTAATACAGTTAATTCTCTTTTTAAAGTGCATGGAATGCCTAGTGGTTGGAGAGGAAGTGAAACTGCTAAAAGTGTTTCATTAACTTTACAAACTTTATTATCTACTACAAAGCTAACTAAAGTAGCCTTACCTTCTTTAGGTGATTTAATTCAGGTAATGAATAATAGTGGTTTTAAAGCAGCTTTTAATTCTTTTACTTTACAAGCGAGACAAAAAGGATTAAATGCTACTAAGCCTTCTGCTTCTTTAGCTCAACGAACTACTAATGAGTACGATGGAATGTTTGGAAGACAGTTTACAAATAGAAGATATAACGGAGCTTTACAAAAAGAACTTAGTGATTTTAGTATGTCAGGAACTACTACTTATCAAAAAACACTTATTAAATATCAAGAAAGATTTTTTGAAGCTGTGCAATTAGGACGTGTTACAAGATATGCTAGAGAATTTGCTTTTGATGCTGGAGCATTTAGAGCTTTTGACCTTGGTAAAAAAACAAAATTTAACGATTCTGTTAAAAGAGAACTAAGTGAACTTGGTTTAAATGTTGAACATGCAAAGTATTTAAATAAATTTAATAGTATGGACGAAGCATATGCTGATGCTAGTGGAAAAGTTTTATTAGAAAGAGCAGGTAGAAAAGCTTCTGCAAGAGATGCGTTAATACCTGAAATAGGAAATAGAAGATTGTTTTCACAGTCTAATGACCCTGTAGTAAAGTTTGCAGGTAGTTTCTTATCGTGGGCACAGGCTAAATCAGCTCAGACAAATTCATTAGTAAGAAAGATAGAAGATGGAGATGCAAGATTAGCATTAACAATTTTAGCAACTTTACCTTTATACGCTACTGTAAGACAAGCTCAAATACAAATGAATCCTAATAAAGACTATAGAAAAGAAATGACTCAACCTTTTGAAAGTGAAGAAAACTTTAAAAAATTCGTAGGTGATTCAGTAATGTTTTCAGGTAACATTCCTTGGTGGGTAGATAAAATAGTAAGTAATTTTAAATATCAACAAAATGAAGCTATTGAAAACATATATCCGATTGTTGGACTAATACAAGATTTTATAGATGGATTAAAGAAAACAGCTGGTGGAAAACCTTTAACTGGAGGTATAGAAATTGTCGAACAAGTTCTTCCTTTTGCAAAAGAAATTACTAGGAGAGAAAGTGTTGGTGAAAAAATAGGACTAGACAGTAATATATATGATGAAGCTCTTATAAGAGATAAAGATATAATTCCTAGAGGAACTTATTCTACAGGAGGCATAGTAAAAGGTAAAGACGATGTACCTTACACTAAAGAAAACCCAGCTAATAGAGTTAATAAATATACAGGGCAACCTTACTTAGAAAACTTAGACGTAACAGAACAAATGAATAAACTAGGATTAAATAAATGAACATAGAACTATGTAAAGAACAAGTTAAAAGACACGAAGGCGAAGTCCTTAAAATATATGAGGATAGTCTAGGCTATAAAACTCTAGGGATAGGACACTTGTGTCAACCT